AAAGTTATAAGTAACTTTGAAGAAGATTCAAAACCAACAGTTATTAAAACTAAAATGGATATGACTCCAGTTACTGATATTAATTTAAAACCTATGGATATGGGTTCTTTAAAACAAAAAGAATATTTACAAAGTTTAATAGCACAACCTAGTAGTCAAAGAGACAGAGTTAGTCTATTATATGATGAGTTAAAAAAGTTTAATTTAATATAGGAGGAAATATGGCAGGATCAGATATATCGGCAAATAGCGTAACAACTACAGGTTCTAATGTTGTAGCTTTTGGTGGACCTACAAGACTTAAAGGTTTTATAATTACACCGTCAGCTAATGCAGGAACTGTAACTTTTGTAGATAATGCAACAACTAAATTTGTAGTAACAACAGGTGCTAGTGCTGATAGCGGACCTATTAATATCTCTTTACCAAGTGAAGGTGTAAAATTTGGTACAAATTTGAGTGTTAATATTTCTGCAAATGGAGCTAGTGGCGTAACAGTATTTTTTGCATAATGGCTACTTCAAATACAGCTACATTTAACATCACAGTTAATGATGTTATTCAAGAAGCATATGATAGAATTGGAGGAGATCCTATTCTAGGATATGACGTGCGTTCTGCTCGAAGAAGTATGAATATTATGTTTAGTGATTGGGCTAACAGAGGTTACAATCAATGGACAGTTGAATTAAAAGATCAAGCAATTTCTACTGGAACTACAGATTATACTTTAGACTACGATACTGTTGATATTATAAATGCTAACATAGTTGATAGTGATGGTGTTGAATATTCTATGACACGTTTAGGTGTAAATGATTATGCTGCTATTTCCAATAAAACTACACAATCACGACCTACACAATTTTATTTACAAAGATTAAGTACACCTGTAGTTAAAATTTATCCTGCACCAGATCAAGCATACACATTAAGATACTATAGAATGAGAAAAATACAAGACATTACTGCTTCTACTGTAGATGGTGTTCAACAAAATGTTGATGTGCCATTCAGAGCTTTTGAATGTATGTGTGCAGGTCTTGCATATTATCTTTCTAAAAAAAGATCAAGTATTCCACAAGCAACAAGAGCTGAATTAAAATTAGATTATGAACAAGCATATGAAAGATTAATAGCAGGAGATGACTCACCATCTACTAGAATATTACCTAGTACGAGTTATTATAATTAATGCCAAGATACGCAGATAGAGGAAGAAAACCACATAGAGCACCAAGTAATAAATTTGCTACTGGTAAAAATGTATCTGCTATATCAGATAGATCAGGATTAGCTTATCCATACACAGAAATGGTTTTTGAATGGAATGGTTCATTGGTGCATAATTCTGAATTTGAACCAAAACAACCACAATTAGATTTAACATATTATACTGATGCTCAGTCTTTACAATATGCACGACCACAAGCAAATCTTTCTTCTACAGGTGGAGTACCTGATCAAATAGATTTAATTTTTCCTCCTACATCTGGTAATGTTTCTAATAATGGAATTGTTTCTACAAGCACAAATTTGTTATCAAGTGCGCTAGGAAATGTTACAGTATCTGTATCATGAAAAATAAAAAATTAGGTGTAATGATCGCAACACCTTGTTATGGCGGTCTGTTATCAGAAGGATATTTACATGGAGTATTAAGTGGTATTCAAGCTGCCAATAAATATAATTATCAAATGCATTTAAATACTATGGGTAATGAAAGTTTAATTACAAGAGCACGAAATACTTTAGTTACACAATTTTTAGATATAGATAAAAAAGACCCTGACAAATTTACACATTTATTATTTGTTGATGCTGATATAGGATTTAATGGAGAACATGTACATAGATTAATTACTCAAGATTATGATATTTCTTGTGGAATATATCCTCGTAAATCAATTGATTGGAATGAAGTTGATAAATATGTAAAAGAAGGTGATACTAAAAATTTAGAACAAAAAGCATTAGGTTATAATTTAAATTTTGCAAATCCAGGTAGTCTTAAAATGGTCAATGGATTTGTAGAAGTATTAGAAGCTGCAACTGGTTTTATGTGTATAAAAAAAGAAGTTTTTTATAAAATGCAAAAGGCTTATCCAAATTTAAAATATACAAGCGATCAAATAATTAATAATAAAAGGTTTCATAGTGACAATTGTTATGCATTTTTTGACTGTATTATTGATGAAAAAAGTAATAGATATTTATCAGAAGACTATGCTTTTTGCAGATTATGGCAAAAACTTGGTGGTAAAATTTACGCTGATGTGCAAAGTCCTCTTACTCATTGGGGTACATACGCTTTTAAAGGTAATGTATGGAGTAAATTTAAAATTGATGGAGTAGATAAAGAAAATGCCAATGACATACACAAGCCTAAAAAGTGATATTCAAACTTGGGCTGAAAATACAGGAACTGATTTTACTAATCAATTAGATACTTTTATAGATAATACTCAGACAAAATTATCAAGAGATATTGATCCTACTGGTTTTAATCAAAATGTAACTTCTTCAACTTCTATTGGAGATAGATTCATTACTTTACCATCTGCAATAGAACCTATGTTATTAAATTATGTAAATATAATTGTAAGTGGAGAAAGACAATTTTTAGAAATAAAACCATTAGAATATGTACAAGAGTATTGGCCTAATGCTTCTATTACATCAACACCTAGATATTTTGCTAATTTTAACGATACTACATTATATGTAGCTCCAACACCAGATGCTGAATATACAATAGAATTAGGTTATCAAGGAAGAATAAATCCTTTATCAAATACTAATACTACAAATTGGTATACAGAAAATGCTTCAGATGCTTTATTGTATGGATCATTAGCTGAAGCAAATCTCTTTACAAAGAACATAGAAGACTATAATATCTATAAACAAAGATATGCCGAAAGTGTGGCTGCTATAAATAATGAAGCTCGTAGAAACAGAAGAACTGACTATAAGTTTCCTGGTAGTCCATTAGGCGAAAATACATTAACTGGAGGACAATAAACATGGCAATATCACAAGCGATTACAGTGTCGTTCAAGCAAGACTTAATGTCGCCTGGAGGCAATCTTGAGGCATTAACATTAAAGTGTGCTTTATACGATAATACTGCAACTTTAAATCAAAACACTACTGCATATACTACTGCAAACGAAATATCAAGTAGTGGTACAAACTATACTACAGGCGGAGCAACATTAACTAATGTTGCTATTAGCACTGATGGTACGACTGCTATTTTTGATGCAGATAATGTTTCATTTTCTAATGCAACAATTTCTGCTCAAGCTGCGTTAATTTATAATGCAAATAACAGTAATTCATCAATTGCAGTATTAGATTTTGGTGGTGTTAAGACATCAACTAATGGTACATTTGAGTTACAGTTTCCTAATGCTGACGCAACGAATGGCTTAATTAGAATAGCATAAGGAGGAAGTCCTTATGGCAAGCACATGGAGCCAAGGTGATTGGAACTTAGGTTCCTGGAACGATGCAGCAACTGGTGCAATAATAACTGGACAATTATTAAATACATCTCAAGGAGATGTTACAGTTAATGCTGAATTAAGAACTGGTTGGGGTAGAGTAACTTGGAATAGTGCAACTTGGAATCAATCTCCAGATCAATTTGTATCTCTAACTACCGCAGGTCAATTAACTACTGATTTAAATTTAGGTTTTGGTTGGGGAAGAGAAGAATGGAATGTTGGAGAATGGAATTCTAGTTTAGGTTTTGTAATTACTGGTAATGGTAATATATTTGCAACAACTACAGCAGGCGAATTAACTACTACTGCTAATAATATAACTGCCACAGCTAGTGCTCCTGTTACTATAAGTGGTGAAGAATTAATTATATCTCAAGGTGAAGAAACTGTAACAGGTACAGCATCTGTAAGTATAACTGGAGAAGAATTATTATCTACAACGGTAAATACTTTTGCTGTATTAGCTGACGGATCTATTACAATTAACACTCCTACTTTAGAAGCTAATGTAGAACTTAATAATGATGGTATAGTTGTAGGTCTAGCTAGTTTCTTAGATATAACAGGATTTCCTTTATCTGCTAATTTAGGTACAACTACAACTACCTCAGAAAATATAATACCTATAACAGGAGAAGAATTAACAACTACAGCTAATACAATTACTATAAGTGCTGAACAAATATTATCTATTACAGGTAATGAAGTAACAATAACATCAGCTAGTATAGTACCTAAATCTGAAAACTTTTTATCAATAAATGGAAATCAAGCGAATGTTAATGTAAGAACACTTAAATTTTGGGATCCAATTAGTGATAATAGCACTGAAAATTGGACAAATATTTAGTAGACAATTATGGACAAATTATATAAAAATTTACCAGTTTACAAAAAAGCAAATTAGGAGTAATAATAATTATGCCATCAAGTTTTACATCGAGATTAAAATTAGAGAGACAAGCGTCTGGAGAAAATTCAGGAACTTGGGGTAATCTAGTTAATTATGTTTTAAATAGAGTTGATGCTTCTGTTTCAGGATATCAAGCAGTTAATGTTGCTGGATCCGCAAACGTAACATTAACATCTAATAATTCAACTTCAAACACTGATGATAGTACAACAGACGATCAAGTACACAACGCTACTTTAGAATTTACAGGAGCATTAACTGGAGATATTCATGTATTTACTGATGCTGTAGAACAAAATTATGTAGTATTTAATAATACTACTGGTTCACAATCATTAACTTTTTCAAATACAGGTCATGCTGCAAATGGTGTTGTACTTAAACAAGGTGCTAAAACTATTGTTTACACAGATGGCTCTACAATTTTTGATGTTATGGCTGATCTTGGTGATACTGCAATGACTTCAGTTACTTCATCAGGTAATGTTTCGGGAACTAATTTAATTGCAACTGCAAATACTGTAGATATTCAAGGTTCAGCTCCTAATGTAATTGCAACTAATGGAACAAATACAGATTTACTTTTATCGCCAAAAGGTTATGGTCTTGTAACTTTTAATGGTGGTGGAAAAATTCAACAATTAAATGAAAAAGTTAACACATCTGCAACAGCTGCAACAGGCACAATTAATTTTGATGTAATAGATGGTGCGGTTCAAAATTTTACTACAAATGCTTCTGCTAATTATACTCTAAATATTAGAGGTAATTCTTCTGTAACTCTTGATAACTATTTAGATACAGGTGAGAGTGTTACAATAGCTCATATTGTACCTCAAGGAAGTACAGCTTATTATAATAACGTAGTTCAAATTGATGGAAGCACAGTAACACCAAAATGGCAAGGAGGAGCAGCTCCTACAGAAGGAAATGCAAACAGTTCTGATACTTATACATATACAGCTATCAAAACTGCTGCTAATACTTACACTGTTTTAGCTTCGCAAACTCAATTTGCATAAGAAAGGAGTTAAATTTTTATGCCAATATTAGGATCATTTGGAGCAGCATCAAAAGGTGGTTTTGGTAGAGGCGGAGCAGCAAAATATAACGCTTCTTATGTTGTAATCGCCGGAGGCGGAGGCGGCGGTGGGTCTACAAATACACCAGACAATAGATCAGGTGGTGGCGGAGGCGCAGGAGGATATAGAAATTCTTATGCTTCAGAAAACTCTGGAGCAAATTCATCAACAGAGACACCTTTAGAATTTAATGCAGGAACTGTATATACTATTACTGTAGGGGGAGGTGGTAGTGGAGGAAATTCTAGTGGTACAAAAGGAAGTGACGGAACAGCAAGTTCTATTGCAGGCGATGATATAACAGATGTAACAACAGTTGGCGGCGGTGGCGGTGGCGGCCCAGATTCAGCTGGTCGAACTGGAGGATCCGGAGGCGGCGGTGGTGCACGTTCAACTGGAGCATCAGGTACAGCTAATGAAGGTTCTTCTGGAGGAAATGGAGCACCAGGAAATGCAGCCGGAGGCGGTGGAGGTGCAAGTGCATCGGGATCAACCGGTCCATCATTTGGTCATGCAGGTAACGGAGGAAATGGTTTAGCTTCTTCAGTTACAGGTTCATCAGTTACAAGAGCAGGAGGCGGTGGAGGCGGCGGTGAAAGATACGCAGGCTCTGGTGGCTCGGGCGGTGGAGGTGACGGTGGTTCACACCCATTCGGTCCAACACCTGCAAGAAACGGAACATCTGGATCAGCAAACACTGGAAGTGGTGGAGGTGGATCTCATAACGATGGATCTTTTCGTTCACCAGGTTCAGGCGGTACTGGAGTTGTTATTTTAAGAGTTCCAACTAAAAATTATAGTGGAACAACAACTGGTTCACCAACTGTTTCTACAGATGGTACTGATACAATTATAACTTTTACAGGGTCAGGGAGTTACACAGGATAATGGCAGTTTTTGTTAAATTAGATAGTTCAAATATAGTTGTTCAATCAATTATTATTAATGATAGTGAGTGTCCTACAGAAGAGGCAGGTGTTACTTTCATAAATAATCTTTTTAAAACAAATGATGTTTGGAAAAAAGCAGATCCTGACACTTATGAAGGAACACATTTGAAAGGTGGAACAGCTTTTAGAAAAAATTATCCGGGTATTGGATATACTTATGACGAAAGTAAAGATGCTTTTATTCCTCCAAAACCTTACAATTCTTGGATTTTAGATGAAGATAAATGTGTTTATAAAGCGCCAGTAGATTTACCAATAACTTACACACAAAACTATAATAAACGTGATTCAGAAGGAAATATAATAACTGATGAAAACGGTGATGCTATTTTAGATAATGATAATTATGAATGGGATGAAAGCACTACTTCATGGGTTTTAGTAGCTAGACGAGAAATTTAGGTATATTGTTTAAAAATATTTAAATAGTATACAAGAAAGATAAGAATGAAAGTTATTAAAAATTTTTTAAGTAAAAAAACACATAAGAAAATATATGATATTATATTCGGAAATAATTTTCCGTTATTTTATCAAGATGTAGTAGGTGGTAAAAGAGATAAATCTGATTATATGTTTACACATATTTTTTATCATCTTAATAGAGTAAACAGTGATTATTATAAAGATATTGTAAAACCTTTATTAAATAACATAGAATTTACTGAACTCATTAGAGCTAAATTAAATTTTTATACAAGAAAACCAAATCATATTCAAACTGCTTATCATGTTGATTATCCAAAAGATAAACATACTGTTGCTTTATATTCAATTAATACCAATAATGGATATACTTTGTTTAAAAATGGTAATCGTGTAAAGTCTATAGCAAATCAATTACTTTTGTTTGATGGCAAATTAAAGCACTGTTCTGTTAATCAAACAGATAAAAGAGTAAGAGTTAATATAAATATAAACCTAAGGACATAAAATGGAAGAAATAATTGTTCATAGCTTATTTGCTACACCAATTTATCAAAGACCTTTAAAAAAATATTTAGATAAAGAATTAATTAAAAAATTTGAATCTTTTAAAAAAGATACACATAAAAATGAAGGTAATCGAACAACTAATAATAATTTTATATTAGATTTACCTGTTTTTAAAAATGTTAAAAAAGAAGTACAATTTCATATAAATGAATATATGAAATATATTTTAAGAATAGAAGATAAAATTAAAATTCATATTACACAATCTTGGTTGAATTATAGTAGAAAAAAAGAATTTCATCATAAACACGCACATCCAAATAGTTTTATTTCTGGTGTCTTATATATAAAAGCAAATAAGTTATATGATAATATAAAGTTTTATAGACACAAGTTTGGTGCACCTTACGGTTATAATTTTGATTTAAAAAATTATAAAGATTATAATGTTTGGAATAGTGATAATTGGACTATACCAGTAGATGAGTCAACAATTATTCTATTTCCATCAGGCACTGAACATTCAGTAATACAAAAGAAAGAAGATAATTTAAGAATAAGTTTAGCTTTTAATACTCGTTTAACAGGAGAGGTAGGTGCAAAAGATGAATTAACCTACGCAAAATTATGAAGTTAGAAATAGAAGCATGTCCATTTAAGACACCAGGTTATTTAAAATTTAAATTACCTAAACAGTTTTTTGATAGAATTAAAAAGAAAACTAATGAAATTTCTAAAAATAGAAAAAATAAAGTTAACAGAGAATTAGCAGGAAATATAAGTTCTTCTTGTGATTTTGATGATAAACAATGGTTTCTTGATAACTTAATTATTCCATGTGTTAGTGTTTATAATAAACACTTTGAAGATTTTAAAGATGAATTTAATCCTAGTGTACTAAGTAAAGATTGTAGATTTTATTTAGACAAACTTTGGATAAACTTTCAAAAGAAACACGAATTTAATCCACTTCATAATCATTCAGGTTTATTCTCTTTTGTTATTTGGGTAAAAATTCCTTATAATCATAAAAAAGAACACAATCTTTCATTTGTAAAACATTCTAATTCTCCTTCTGCAGGTAATTTTTCTTTTTTTTATTTTAGTAGTTTAGGTAAAATTTTAGGTCATGATTTTAAATTAAATAAAAATTATGAAGGAACTATGATATTTTTTCCTTCTAAATTACAACACTTAGTATATCCTTTTTATAGTTCTAATGAAGAACGTATAAGCATTTCAGGTAATGTTATGTACGATATTGATAAACCTTTATGATAAAACAAAACTTTAGTTTTCAATATTTGTTTCCTTCAGCTTACGTTGTTTTTTCTAATATAAGTTTTGATCATAATTTTATTTACAGAGAACTTAAAAAAATAAAGTATGATAAATGTGGTGATGCTCAGACATACATTACAAATAGTAATAAGATATTTAATACTATAAAAAAAGGTAACGAATTAAAAAAAGTTTTAGAAATTTATGTACGTTCTGCAGTTCAAGAAATATTTAAATATAACATAGATGTAAATTTAGTTAATATGTGGGGTACAAAAACAATGAAAGGTTCTATTGGAGAAACTCATTCTCATAATAATTTTTGGTTTACATGTTGTTATTATCCTCATGGTATGATTCAAGATAAATATAGAATAAAATTTTTTCCACAAATAAAAGAACACTATGACATACCTGTGTTTGAATATAATCAAATTAATTGTTTATCTTGGACTCAAGAAGTAAGCAAAGGTGATTTAATAGTATTTCCTGCAAATATTAATCATAAAATTGATTTTAATCATTCTAATAAAACAAGATATTCTATTGCTGCTAACTTTTTACCAAAAGGAAAAATAGGTGCTAAAGATGGAGAATTAGTTTTATAATTATGGAAAAAAATTTAGAAAAGTATATAGTAAAAGTAAATAACTTTTTAGATAAAGAAACTTGTAAAAAAGTAATAAAAGAAATAGAAAAATCTAAGAAATGGGAATCACATCTATTTTATGATTCTCGTACTGATAAATTTAAAAAAGTATCAGGAAAATACGAAAATGACGTATTAATGTATCATGATTCAAAACTAACAAAAAAAATAATGGATAAATTGTGGTATGCTATTAAAGATTATATTAATGATTTGAATATGCCGTGGTTTAGTGGTTGGTCCGGATATTCATTAATAAGATATAATAAATATCATAGTAAGAAAAAGATGGCTTTACATTGTGATCATATTACAACCTTGTTTGAAGGATCAGCAAGAGGTGTTCCAATATTAAGTTGTTTAGGTGTAATAAATGATAATTATGAAGGCGGTGATTTTATTATCTGTGAGGATAAAAGAATTAATTTTAAAACTGGTGATCTATTAATATTTCCATCATCTTTCTTATATCCTCATAAAGTAGATCCTGTAACTAAAGGAAAAAGATATTCTTTTATAAGTTGGGTCTGGTAGTATATTTAATTAATGTCTATAATAAGTAGATTTTCTAAAAATTTAACTAACATAGAATATCCAAAAGAAAAAACTTCTTGGAATATTGCTGGTGTAATAAAAGGTAGTAATGCTTTTTATAGATTTGATGTAAGAGAGATGTTTCAACTTTCTTCTGGAGAATGGGCTCAAAAAAGTAATACTCAAAATAAAGCTGATAAAATGGTTTTTCAATTAGAAAAAGAATGG